GCACCCATCGAGATTAATCAAATTCAGCAATCATCAGCATTATTCTCTCGCCGCCGTCAGGCGTTAGAAGAAAGAGATAGACAGGAAGCAAAGATTTTAGCTGAACGGAAGAATGTAGGAGTTCCAGATCGACTTCGTCGAGTTGAATCTAATAATGATATTGAAAATCTAGAAAAGGAACTTGGTGTGGAAGAAAAGGAAGGTTAAAACATGGCAGGAAATGCAGCACCAGCAACGGTTACAATCACAGGAACAACTGGTCCAGGTTCAGCAGTGACAGCATTGAAGTTTACAGATGTGAATGATATTGAATTTGATTTCTTTCATAATGTTATTAAGGTGGTGCGACAGGGTTCTGGCAGCACACAGATTTATGATTATAGTGCTATAAATACTGTTACACTCACTATTAGTGCTGGTGTAACGGCTGTTGTCATTTCGACTTAGCACTGAGCGATAGCGAAGTGGCAAATCAACCTGTAATTACTGCCTCAATGAAAATTACTGCTAAGGATATTAATGGAAACAATACTGTTAAACAGTTTAATGCTGTTTATGGTGTTAATTTTGATTACAATAAAGGAATGATGTCAGTCACTGATGCTACAGGTGAATTCTATTTTTCATTGAGTGCAGTAATCACATTTACAAACGTAATCTCTGGTGGTCTTGCAAACTTTCACACTATAACTGTGGCTTGATTCTGGAAAGAATAAGATGCCAGCCTGGCAAAGTTCTTCGCTAAGCTTTAGTGATGGAATGAGTAGACATAGTAATGGGTTGTTAAAGAATACTAAAGAACGATTGAGTAAACAGGATATTCATGGTAAGAGGATGTTTGGTTCTAAAAAAGGAATGCACGGTAAAGATATGAAGGTTGGCAGTAAAATGTTTCGTAAGAAGGGTAAGGATGTTGGAAAGACTGGTGCTATTAGTAGCCAGCCGCATGGTGGTATTTCTCCTAGTATTGAAGAATTTGACGATATGTTAAGTCAAGCTGGTGGGAAACAAAAGAAGAAGAGCCTCTTCAACAGGAAGAGTTTTGGATGAATGGTAAGAAGAATAAAGGAATAGGTCCATCAGCAGAAGTGTTTGATGAGATTACGAAGAAGTCTATTCCCAAGAAGCGTAGCTTATGGAAACCTAAAGCGTTGCCTTTGTTGAGAAAGAAGTGATGGCTACTGATCTCGAAATCGCATGGCTAGCTGGATTATTAGAAGGAGAGGGTTGCTTCCTTATTCAGCATCATGCTTCTCCGAGTATTCAACTATGTATGAATGATTATGATGTTGTTGCTAAAGCTGCTAGAATTATGGAAATGAGTTTGGATAGAATTCATCTTAAGAAAACTAATCAACCTAATCATAAACCAGGTTATGTTCTTCGATGTGATGGTCCTGAAGCTTTTGTTTGGATGAGAGCTATTAGACCACATATGGGAGATAGGAGAGGAGCTAAGATAGATTATATTATATTTACTGTGAAAGCAGCGCGCCCTCATATTGACAAGGGAAGAGATGTCTGCCGCAAAGGTCATAGTATTAAATACGAATGGGAATATTATGTCGGTTCCTCTGGTCAGAGACAGTGTAAAAGGTGTTTAGGAGTTAATCCTAAGCCTTCAGTACGTTTTGTTCCAATAGATAAGGATTTCGAAAAGAATAATCCTAATCATAACCCATTCAAGAAGAAAATATCTAATGGCTAAAGATTTTGACGACGAGATAGCGAGTCTATTAAAAACTTGTGCTGACCACTGGGATAAAGAGGACCGTGTCACCCGTGAACGTCAAATACGCCACTGGCGTCGTCTCAAGCTTTATTGGTCGAATTTTTCTCTTATTTACTGGAGTGAATCAGCTCATGACTATAGAGTATATAATAGAGATCTTAACTCAACCGACACCGATCAAGATTACTACGATAAACCTGTAAATGTCTTCAAAGCTTTTCTTGAAACTATTATAGCCGCATTGAGCATTCAGATTCCAGCCGTAAGCTGCGTACCAGATGATGCTGAAAACCCGCTAGATGCACAAACGGCTAAAGCTGGAGACAAGATAGCCGAACTGATATATAAACATAATGATGTAATGTTCCTGTGGCTTCATGCGCTTTATATTTATTGTACTGAAGGAATGATTGCTTGTTACAGTTATTTAGACAGTGATAAAGAATACGGAACATATCAGAAACCAAAATATAAAGATGAAGAAGTACAAGCTCATGTTTGCCCGAATTGCGGCGCTCGTGTTCCAGATGAAATGTTCTCACAGGAAGAAGAGAGTGAATTTGACCCGGATGATAAAGATGCACCTTTACATTCAGAGATTTCCGCCGAAGGCGCTGTTTGTCTAGAGTGCGCTGCGCAACTCGACAAAAACTTACAAAAAACAAAGTTAATTGTTCCTCGACTTGTTGGATACACAGCAGAGCCGAAGAGCCGCATTTGCATGGAGATGTATGGTGGTTTATACGTAAAGATTGCAAATTATGCTAAGAAACAGAAAGATACACCTTATTTGATATACAGCTATGAAACGCATTATGCTAATGCACTTGAGTGTTTTCCAAATCTACGCGAGAAAATCCCTCACGGCGGTTGGAGTAATGTTGGAGTAAATGATCCATATGAACAATATGGAAGATTGAATACACAATACAGAGGTGAATTTCCAGATGAACAAGTAACAGTAAAGAATAACTGGCTCAGACCGGCTAGCTTCAATGTGCTGGCAGAAAAAGATTATAAGAAACTAAAGAAGAAGTTTCCTGATGGCGCTCGGTTCGTGATGGTGAATGACATTCCGGCTGAGTACGAAAATGAAAGCCTTGATGACCATTGGACTCTTACACAGAATCCAATGTCGGATTTTCTTAATCATGATCCGCTTGGTGAGCTTGTTACAAACATCCAGGATATTGTGAATGATTTGATTTCATTGACACTCCAGACAATAGAACATGGAATTGCTCAAACGTTTGCCGATCCGGCCGTTATCAACTTCGCTGCTCAGAAGCAATTAGAAGCTCAGCCTGGCACTCTTTCACCAACTAAACCAGTTAGCGGCTCGAAGAATATTAAAGAGAGCTTTTTCAGTCTTCAACTTGCATCACTGAGCCCGGAAGTGATGAATTTTTATAAGATTGTACAAGAGTTGGGGCAATTCGTCAGTGGAGCATTGCCGAGCATATTCGGTGGGAATCAGAATGCCGGGAGTTCGAGAACGGCAAGCGAATATGCAATGTCTAAAGGAATGGCATTGCAAAGATTACAAACTCCTTGGCGAATGATGACAATTTGGTGGAAGACTATTTTTGGTAAAGTTATCCCAATGTATATTAAAGGTATGGTTGAAGATGAAAGAGTCGTAGAGAAGAACGAGCAGGGTAATTTCGTCAACGTCTTTATTCGTAAAGCTGAAACAGATGGGAAAATCGGCTCGATTGAATTAGAACCAGATGAGAAGTTGCCGGTTTCGGACGAACAACAAGCTGATATGATTATGCAGTTATTCCAGATAAATAATCAGGAGCTAACGGCTGCATTGATGGACCCTGATAATCTTCCATATATTAGTAAAGTTGTTAAGATTCCAGAATTTAAGTTGCCTGGAGTTGAAGATCGACAGAAACAGTATGAAGAAATCCTTGAGCTTGTCAATTCAACATCAATTCCTCCAAGCCCTGAAGAAATGCAAGCGTTTCAGCAAGCATCTCAGCAATCTCAACAAACAGGACAACCACCGCCACTGCCACCTCAAGAGAAACCATCCGTTGAAATAGATCAAGATATAGATAATCATCAAATTGAAGCTAGCATTTGTAAGAGCTGGTTAATTTCAGCCGCTGGCAGGTTGGCTAAAACTGAGAATCCTAACGGTTATAAGAATGTATTATTACACATGAAACAGCATATGGCTATTGTCAATCAACAAGCACAAGCTGCTCAATTACATCAAGATCAAATTGCTTTAGCTACTGGTAAACCTGGACAACCTAAGTTGAGTGAAGTCTCTGATAAGGTTCAGCAGAAGAAGCCTCCGGCTCATTCCGGAAAAATAAGTGGAGAACATAATGCCAGCACCCCCGTCCAGTAGCGGCTCCGCCGGAATTGCTACACCAGAGAAGCCGATTAGTCCTAAAACGGCTGATGATATCAATGACATGTTTAAGGAGCTAGACGTAGAACCAGAAAAGAAGACACCTAAAGAGAAAGAAGATAAAGAAACTAAGACATCAATTCCAGATGAAGATGACAGAGAAGAAGAGAAAGATGACGATTTAGAATTAATTGAGCCAGAAGAAGAGGAAGAGAAACTTGATCTCAAAGAAGATGATGAATTAAATATTGATGCACCACCTCGAAAGAAGGAGATTCTAAAAGAGTATCCTGAACTCTTTAAGAAGTTTCCATTTCTCGAGAAGATGCTTTATCGAGATAGACAATACTCTGAACTATTCGGCAGCTTTGATGATGCGAGAGAAATTGCCGAGAAATCTGAAGCGTTTAATCAGTTTGAGAATCAGCTTTTAGCCGGAAACACCGAGCAAATTCTACGCGAGGTAAAAGAGACTGATGATAAAGCCTTCAAGACTATAGTTGATGATTATCTTGTAACTCTTCATAAAGTCGATAAAGATGCATATTTGCATGTTACTGGAAACCTCAATAAACGATTGATTGCTGAGATGATTCAGGAAGCTAATGATTCTAATAATGAAGATTTAAAGCAAGCCGCACTCCTAGTCAATCAGTTCGTTTTTGGAACGTCTAAATACACGCCTCCTTCTCGTTTAATTGAGAAAAAAGATAGTAGTGAACAAGATGAAATTGTAAAAGAGCGGCAGTCTTTCTTAAAAGAAAGATTTGAGACCGCTCGTGATGACTTACAGTCTCAAGTTGATAATACGTTACGAGCTACGATAAGTGATTATATTGATCCAAAAGGAAAGATGACTTCTTATGTAAAGAAGAATGCTATTGCAGATGCTATGCGTATTCTTTCAGATGCAGTTGCAGATGATCCTTCCGTAAGCAAGAATCTCAATAATCTCTGGAGAGCAGCATCAGAGTCTAAATTTGCAGACAAAAATGCACTTGGAAAGATTAAGTCTTTTTATCTTTCCAAGGCTAAGGGTAATCTCAAGAATGCAATTCTAAAGGCTCGTGCGGAAGCTTTAAAAGATTTAGCTCCTCAACACAATCAACGAGAAACTGATGATGAGGAAGTAGAAACTGAAACAAACTCTCGGCGACAACCGAGAAATATTCCTGCTGGCAGACCTCGCCAAGAAAGAGGAAAAACTGATGGTCCAAGAAAAGGAGAAAGTGTAACCGATTTCTTTATGAGGGATTAAACTATGCCAGGTGCAGTTGTAGAATCAGTAGTTGCTGGTACAGAACTCGAAAAGGTGCTGCCGAAGGTAACTACAGTCTTTGAAAGTGATGATACGTTTTTCGGTAATATTAAGAAGAGAGATGTAGAGATTGTAAGTTATAGAGAAATGCGTGCTCCAATGGAACTTAGACCTGGGGGACGCTTTCAGTATTTTAATCCTGATGGTGGAGATATGGGTCGAGGCGGTGGTCCAACTTGGGATAAGGCTGTTCTTCGACCGGTTTTTCTTAGTGAGAATATTGAATATACTAAATTGACTCAGTGGAGTACTGATGATAGACGCAAAAGCGTTATTAATGCTGTTAGGCGTCTTACTGCTGGTGCTACTGTCGAGATTAAACGACAATTAGACGCACAACTACAGGGTACTGGAACTGGACAAGTAGGAACTATTATTGCTGTATCAACGGCTGGTGGTGTTGATACATATACATTAGATGCAGAATTTGGTGCGCGACTTGTTCGTTATGATCAGGTTGTTCAGATTTTTGATACTACACTATCCATCTTTAGAGGAAAAGGTGTAGTTACTCTTTGGGACGTTGAAAATAAGATTATTTCAGTAACTCCATCTATTCCAGGTGCGACTGCAACTGACGTATTAGTTGTTGATGGATTAACAAATCCTACAGCATTACCTGGTTTGTATGGTGTTCCGTACCACCATAGCAACGCTAGCACTGGAACTTGGCTAGGATATGATAGAGCAACGACTCCCGAGATACGCGCTAACCGCGTAAATGGTGGAAATAGTGCTCTAACTCTTCCACTTCCAAGATTAGCAATTAATAAGATTGGTAATCGAGTTGGTATTGACAATAACTTCGATCCTCATGCTTGGACGCATCCTTGTCAGGCACAGGCTTATGAAGAGATTGGTCAGCTAATTTCTATTATCCACAAGGCACCAAAGGATGAATCACTTAATTTGTATTTCGGTGATAATATGCAGCTTGCTGGAGCGCCTATCAAGCAGCATTTCAATTGGTCTAAGAAGCGTATTGATTTTGTCGTTTCTAGCATTTGGGGCAGAGCAGAGATTCTGCCGATTGGATTTTACACTTCTGATGGTAGGAGAATTTTTGAGCTTCGTGGAGCTAGCGGCGGCGTAGCTGCTGCGGATATCTTTTATATGGTTGTTGGGTTCCAAACCTTTGTTTTAAACCCGGCAGCAACAGCTTACATTGATCAACTTGCAATCCCTTCGGGGTATTAAGGAGATAAAATGAGTGATGCCCTGTTTCAGCAAATGAGTTCGGTACAAGATATTACACAGCCTGTTCCGCAGACTATTGCGAGTGCCACTACGATAAGTCCAACTACCTTTTTGACATTTATTACTGGAGCCGTTGCGATATCAACCATTAACCCATTTACTACTGGTGCTCACATGATATGTTTGATTTTCACTAATGGCTCACCAGCCGCTTTCAGCGTAGCTGGTAATGTTAAAACGGCTATTCAGCCAATACAGAATTTACCTGTATTTCTGATATATGATCCAGTTACTGCATTGTGGTGGGGTGCTCCTGGATTATTGACGTAGCAAGACTGCCCTGCTATATAATCCTGTATAGCAGGGCAACGTTCTCTGTCTCGTTTTAGAGAAATGTATGAGACATAAATTTAATTTAGATAAGTATCTCAAGAACTTAGAGTATCGTTCTCGTAATGCTGCTAAACTTAAAACAAAACGTAGAATTAGTGATAGTTACAAGCAAGAACTCTTAAAAACTCAAAAAAGAGAGTGGAATTATAAACGGCGTTATGGCGTGTCTTTCAAAGCAGCCGAGCGAATGCTGAAAAGTCAAAACGGTAAATGTGCTATTTGCAGTAAATTAATATCATTTGGTGGACAAGCTGGTGCTCATGTTGACCATCATCATATGACTGCTGTAATTAGAGGTATTTTATGTCATAACTGTAATAGAATGATTGCAGAGTGTAAAGAGAGTATAACTAATCTATTTAACGCAATTAATTATTTAAGAACTTTTAGTGGTTGGGGAAAGAAAGCTGGTTAGTGTGAGAATCCTGTCTCAGATTTCTGAGATGGCCCTTAATGGGCTGGGAGAATAGATTATGGCGACAGTGACGATGGATCCTGATGTTCGCTCGTGGCAGCCAATTAATATGTGGGCGATGCTTCGTGCCCTCATAAATAATTCCTGCCCGCTTCTGACAATAAACGGTATCACATTCCCAATAGTCAATGGAGTAAATGGAACCTTTGTCGGACAAGCTGGTAAAGGTGCCCTTTTAATTGATTTTGGAAATGGTTTATTGTATCAGAATACAGGGACAATTTCAAACGTAAATTGGACATTAGTTTTAGAGACTGGTGGTGCTGGTCAAGCTCCATCAAATACAGCTCCTTATGCTCCTACACCACTAACTGCGAATGGAGCTATTAATCCCGCTGTTACAGCTACTTACATTATAACTAAACCTGGTGCTCTTCTTGCTACATTAGCTGCTCCAATAGCTGGTGCGATCAGTGCCGGCGGTCAGGATGGAACAAACATTATTATTGCTTCATCTACACCATATGAACATATTATCTCTTCTGTTGGAAATTTAATGACTGGTACTGCTGCTGTAAATTATATTACGTTTCCACCATATGCTGGTGGTGAGGTTGATTTGTTAGCCTTCAACGGTAAGTGGATTGTGATCAATTCACAGATGGTGACGTTCCAGTGAGTGATTTAATCTCGAAACCTGCTATTCCAACTATTGGACAAGCTGAGCTTGTAGCCACAGTTGGTGTAGTGACTATTAAATGTCCATGCACTAAGAATACAATTATCATGGGCCAAATGGGAGTTCCTCTGGTCTGTGCTAACTGTAAAAGAGTATGGTTTGTTTCATCAAAATCTCAGATAACAATTCAGGAGGTGATTGGGGCAAAAGTACAAGAATCTACGTCTAATTTAGTAACACAATAAACATAATGAAGACTAAAGAAGGCGTGTTTACGGTGCTTTTCTGTTTCTGTCATTTTGGCAGAGAATGGTTAGTCGCTTCTGATTAACTGGAAAAGCGGAGAGCGATATGAGTCTTGGTTCACCAGCAGCGTTAAGCGTATTACCAATCACAAGTCGAGACTTGGGACTTGGAGATTCTGCTAACTATTATGTAGCATCTAATCCTACTCCTGGTACAGGTATTATTACAGGCCATCCAACAACATTAGTGAGCACTACTCCAGCACTGATATTGTTTAATGGTGGTTTGTTAAATATTTATCTTCTCTGGATGAGACTTGGAATTACAGTTGCTAGTACAGGTAACGTTACTAATACGAACTTCTCACATAGTATTGATCAGGGTAATAGAAACCTTGGAAATACTGCTGGTACAGCCTTAACCATTAACAATACTAATATTATGTCTAACGTCAAGTCTAGCGCACAGGCTACATTTGGTGCTATTACAGGTGCCACAGCGGCATCTGGTCTTGAACGTATTATGGGTAATGATTGGTTTAGAGTTGCATTAATTGATATTGTTGGTGATGTCTACGAATGGCAGTATGGTTCTCCAGGTTCAGTTGGTGTTGGTTCTACTCCTGCAACAGTCTGTAACTTTATCAGGAGTGCTCCTGCTATTGTGTTACAGCCGCAAAGCTCATACGTTTTGAATGTCTGGGCTACGACTACGTTTTCTACTGGTATCACATTTGAAGTCCAGATTGGCTTTGCGGAAAAGTAAAAGGAGCAGAAAAAATGTCACTTGGTTCACCATCTTCACTTAGTGTATTACCAGTTACAGGTAGAGATATTGGTCTTGGGGATTCTGCGAATTATTATGTTGCTGTGACTGCTACTCCTGGTACTGGTCAGATTACTGGAAACCCGACTGCACTGGTGAGTACTACGCCAGCTTTAACTGTATTTAATGGTGGATTGCTAAACGTATATCTAATCTATCTTCGCTTGTCATCCACGGTAGTGGGTGGCGGTGCCGCTACTAAACAGTTTACACATCAGGTAGATCAGGGTAATAGATTTACATCTGGCGGTGCTGCTCTAACAATTAACAATACGAATATGCTGGCTAATGCTAAGTCATCTGTTCAGGCTAATTTTGGTGCTATTACTGCTACAGCACAGACTGCCAATGTGAGAAGTTTAGGTAACGACTGGTTTAGAGTTGCTTTAGCCGACGTAGTCGGTGATGTTTATGAATTTCAGTATGGTTCTTGTTTTGGTGATGCTGTTGGTTCTTCTCCCGCTACAGTTGCTAACTTTGCTCATGCCGCACCGGCCGTTGTATTGCAGCCGCAGAGTTCCTATCTTTTGAATATTTGGTCAGGTACATTTACACAGGGTATTACATTTGAGGTTGAGTTGGCATTCGCTGAGAAGTAGCCTTCGGCTAGGAGCTGTGAGAAATGTTCTTGCAGCTCCTATTTTTGAGGATTTATGGATAAAAATCCTTTTCGGAAGAGTAAAGATCCATTTCCACATGAATCAAAGTCTGAAAGCACTATTGCTAATGAAGTAGCAGAATTAGAGAAGATGTCTGAGTTGCAGGAGGTCGATCCGGCTGCTGTTCTCAAGGAATATGGTTTGGAATCAAACGTTCCCATAAATCATCCGTATTGGAGGGTTCGTGGAACTCCGAGAAACAATTGAACGGATAAACAAAAAGTTAATAGATGATTTTGGTTCGGAATTAGACGGAAGAGCACGTTTTCGAGTTGTATTCAGCGATGATCAATTCGAGAAGCGATGGATACAATTTACAGATGAAGGATTTCCATTACTAGAACCAGAAGTCCGGCTTCTTCCAAAATATAGACAGTTTATTCATCAAAAATATATACTCGAACGGCTAGTGCCAGTTGTTGGAGAGACAGATCTAGTTGAAAAGATGTCTTATGAGCCTTGCTGGGTTTTCCAGACAAAGAATCAAGAATACCTTCCACCTTTCTATGATGGATGTAAGCTCGTAATTGATTCTATGTATGTGAAAATGGGACGTAAAGATGGTTTCGCTAAATACAAAGATCCTAATGTGAGCGAAGAAGCGAGACTTGAACATATTAAAAAGGTTGAAGCTGAACTCTTTGGAAATGAGACGGAAATCGGTGATGCATTAGCGTATGGTTCTGGTGTTGGATATGGAGTTCACTAATGATTGACCCACGTGTAATTCTCATTTTAGTTATACTTGCTGGTGGTTATTATGTAGGTGAAAAAGCTGTTGCTGGTATTAAAGTTGCTGATAGAGCAATTTGTCATGTAGTAACTTTTGGACATAAATGTAAGACTGTTATCGTAAAGAAGGCAACTCCCTAAATTAGGGAAAAGGTGAAAAATGGCTGAAGAAGTCGGTCGTCCAATTCAAGCTGGTTCTACTCAGATGGAATTTACTAATACGATGTTAAATAGGAGAAAACTACGACAGTCAGTAAAGAATCCACTTGATAAGTGTACAATAGTTTCGATATTTCCTAAAGCTGTAGATGAAGAGAAATACACGATTCAGCCAGGAAAGTTTCATATCGAGAAGGGAACATTAGAGAATCCTTCAGTTCTAGTTATTGGAGGTTCTAGTTGGTGGAAAGATTTCGATCCAGATCAAGATCCATTAGAAATGCCAAGATCTTCTGTTGAAGTGGCTGATGCTGTTATTACTGATTACTGCAACAGCATGGTTGGAGTTATTCCCGGTTCTGCTTCGCCGGGACTATTCTTTGTTACAGGTGAGAAAAATAGATTAGAAATTAAGACAAATTATAAAGAAGAATTAAAGAAAGCTGACGAAAAGCAGAATCAATGGTATCAGATTCTGATTCGTTTGGCTGATTCTCTCTGGGCTAGAGGAAATGGAAATCCTCTTGTCATTATGGATGATATGAGACTGGCAGCGAGAAGTTTGCATTTAGACGACAAGCCTTGGTTGAAGGATTTCCAGAGTATTCAGAAAGTTCCATGCAAGTTCTGTGGAAATCTCAAAGATCCAAATTATCCTATTTGCGGAGTCTGTCGTGCTGTTGATACATCGCATCCAATGGGCAAAGATGTAAAGTTTGCCGTTTAGTGTATGCCTAAACCATCGGATATAATTGTAACAGTTGCAGGACTGATGAATGACTTCTCACAAACACAATACACGAATACTGTCTGCTTGCCGATGCTCAATTTGGCTCTTAATGAATTACAGGAGCTTTTCGAGTTAAATGGAATACCAGTAACAAATGAGGTTTCAGCTGCAATCACCGTACCAGTGGGAGTTAATGAGATAGGATTTAGTACATCTCCGGCGCTTCCGGCTGATTTGATAGAAATTCAAGAACTATGGGAGAGTCCTACAGGATTGAATAATTGGACTCCTATGGTGAAGAAGGATTTTATTCCTCATTATTTAGAAGATAATACTACTATCTCCATGTTCTTGATTTGGGCATTGGAACAAGGAGATGTACAGTTAATAGCCGCTAACAGCATCATCGATTTGAAGATTGATTATGTCTCTAACATGTTTAATACACCAATTCTTATTGGAGCTATAAATACAAATCTCCCATTTACGAATATCGGAACATATCTAGATTATAAAACAGCGGCGCTCTGTGCAATGTTCATTGCAGAAAATGGGTCACGAGCGGCTGCTCTCGACTCATTAGCTGGAACTGCATTAACGCGCGCATTAGGGATCCCAATTAAGGGAATGCAATCTATTACGACTCGCAGACGACCATTTAGGGCAAGTTATAAGCGTAGAGGCGTAGTGTACTGAAATGCCAGTTAGGGATCATCAGGGAATAGAAATTTCCACCTTTAATGGATTGTGGCAACGTGGTGATATAGACAATACTCCAATAGATCATTTTAGTGATTGTAACAATATAGATTTCGTAGGAAACGCATTCGGAACTCGTCCTGGGATTGGAATAAGTCAAACTGTCAATGTTCCATTAGATAATATTATAAGAATTTACAATTATGCTACGCAAACGGCTAATACATTAATAGTTCTAGCTATAGACGCTAGCAATAATGGCAATATCTACCATGTCGTTTCTCCATCACTCGTTTACGGTCCTATTTTAACTATTGCAGGAATGACAGATTTTGCGTTTGTTCCATATGCCGGACGTGGCTATATTTCTCCAATAGCACTTTCTCAACCTGCTCTCAATCCTCCATCAGCTTTACTCGCACAAGTCGTTAGCGGCACAGGATTATCAGCAGGAGTATATCAATATGCAAGTACATTTGTAAATCCTCTTGGAGAGACGACTGTATCAGCAATAACTACAGTCACTACACTTGCAGCATTAGCTAATCCAGTTGTCACAGCAATAATATCAGATTTAGGCATTAGTGGTGGTAATGTTCTAGTTCCTGGAGCTACATATAAATGGTTATTCACTTATCAGAGACAAGGATTAGAAACAAATATTGGTAGCGCAAGTATAGGGTTCGTATCTCCAGCCGCAACTCATGGTATTGGACTTCAGCCGTCATCTGCATTCCCAATATTTACTGATACAACTACATTAGTAAATGTTTATAGAACTGTAGCAAATGGAGCTACTTATTATCTTGAGAGTCAGATTCCATTTAGTACAATTCCTCTTATTACTGGTAGTACATCTTGGATTATTGGTATTGTAAGTGATGCTCAATTAATAACAGCTCAGCAAGCGCCAGCAGCTAATGCTACGGCAATGGAGAAGGTTAATCTAACTTCTATTCCTACAGATCCTACTGGTTCTGCAACTTCTAGAAATATTTATAGAACTAAGGTGAATCTAGCAGCATTGCTATTAGATCATACACTTGCAGATAATACTACGATTGCATACGCAGATACGAATGCTGATGCTACGTTGACGACTGCTGCTCCAACTGCTAATACAGCATTTACTGGAACTAATCTTATTGCTAAAGGAATGTCTGGTCAATCAGTTTACGTATACGCTGGTGATGGCACTGCGGCTAGGAAAGCAGCCGGAGCTGGCTTAATCGGAACAATGACAGTTGCGAATGGAATAGGAGGACATACAGATCCAGGACAGCACATTTTCGGAATTGTTTCTCAGACGATTTCCGGTTATAACGCTCCTCCGTCAATTCTCACACCATTTATCACTAATGGAACTTCTGTAAGTTTCGGTAGTATTCCCACAAGTGGTAGTGCAGCAGTAACAAAGAGACTTCTTGTATCAACCATAGCTATTCCAGCTGCAGAGTACGTACTAGATTCAAACCCTCTCGATTACGAATTCTTCTTTGTCCCAGGCGCAGTTATCAACAATAATACTGATACGTTTCTAAATAACATCTCATTTTATGATGCAGATTTGCTAGCTGATGCCTCAGCACTCCTAAACAATTATACGTCGATTCCGGCTGGAGCAGTTCTCAATCTCTATCATAATAGACTAGTCGTTGCGGCAACATTTACAGACATTTCACTAGCTCTATTAAGTCAAGTTGGTCAGCCGGAAGCTATTAGCCAAATCTCTGGATTAATTATAGCACCACTGGACGGCAATCCTATCACAAATGCGCAAGAATATCGTGATACGTTCTATTTATTTAAGCGTGCTAGGACTCTAAGCTACGTTGATAATGGTCAGGAGCCGTCTTTTTGGCCTCTTATTGTTATTGATAATGCTCTAGGAACGAGTATTCATGGAATTGCTACAGTTTTAGATTCTGGCTCATCCTCCGTAGATTTCTTGCTGATTGCAACATATCAAGGAATTAGTCAATTTAATGGAAAATATGTGACTCCAGAATTGAGCTGGAAAATTAGTGATTTTTGGAAGAAACTTGACAGAACTAAGTTTAATTCAATTCAAATTGTCAATGAGTCTATTTCAAAGAAGATTTATTGTGTTCTTCCAACTAAAAATCTTCTAGTTGGTGATTATGTTAATGGAATAGATTGGAAGAATGTTAAATGGGCTCCTTGGTCATTCTACCCAAAGATTAATACAATAGCGATTCAAAATATTAGTGATGTCATTCTCGGAGCTGCTCTATAATGGGCTCTTTTATTATTAGACCTACAGTGCTGAGTCAGGGTGGAACTCCTGTTCTGAGCATATTTGATCCTGCTCCGGCTGCTTATGCTGGATGGATTGTTAGCATCGAAGGTGGCACTGTCTTTGGAGCTGTAACTGATCCTACTAATGTACAAACTCTACAATCAAGTGTGTATGCGGCTGGAAGCGGCAATAGTCTTGCACAGACTGTACGATTCTCTACTACTCCTAATCCATCTATTTATCTGGATGGTTCATTAACTCCAATTGACTATCAACATTTACCGAGTGGGTTTATTCCTACATCAGCAGTTGTTAAAGTAGATGGTTTTTCTAGTGCTACAACTGGAACTGGTGTTGCTCATTTCTATCTGCAACAAGACTCTGGAAATGATGGCACTGTTAATACTGCTAGTTATCCATATGCAACTATTCCACCTATGTTTAATATTCTCTTTAATGGAATGGGATTTAGGGTTAATATTACTACTAGTGCAGGTGGGGATACTGCCGGAAATGTCTTTTCAAATCTTAGAGTTGAAGGAACGTATGCAATAGTCAAATTCATAGCTACGTTGAATCCAGCAAACTTGCTAACAAGCGTTGGAGATCCTATCACTATTAGTTCTGGTGGTCCAGGAAGCTCTAATGGGATGGATCTATCTCATATTACTGTTACAGTTTTCTATCGCGACAGCTCTAATAATCCCTTTACTGTGAGTGTTTCTCCGACTTCTCAATCACCTACGCAGTATGTTTTTAATGCACCAAACTTCGATGGTGCTGTTCAGATATCTATTAACGTTGTTGGAGATGGAACACAGTTTACTGGTTCAGTTCCTCTCGGCTCTCTTCCTACAATCAATTTCACTGATGGAACTGGAATTTATGTATTAACTCCTGGAAAGACATTTGATAGCCTCTACGCTCAAGGAACTAATCCTATTCAGATAGTGAGTATGGCAATTCCTAATCCATTTGTTAAGACAGGATTTATTCCGTAATTATCATGGCAAGTAAGAAATCTGTAGATGAGGGAGTCATTAATCATTATGGAGCTGTTCGTTTACGTGTTACAGGTTCGGCAAATCTTCAATTAACTCTATTCTCTCTTGATGAAGTCCAGAGTTTCGTGATGGTTCCAGTATTTTTAAATGCTGCAACAGCAGTAGAACCGAATAGATTAAGCAATTTTACTCAACAACGGGCTAAACTAGAAATACAGACAACGCAGTTGGGTGAGAGCTTTTTAATTTCTAAGATAATAGTCTTTATTAAACCAGTTGCCAAATCTTGGCCTGAAACTTCTTAATGGCTGCTGACGCTTCTCGTCTCTATACAATTTTATTAAATACAGGTCTACAAACTAAAGATAACCCATTACATCAACTCTTGCATGATTTAATCGGACATGTTATATCCACAAATAAACAAGTTAGCACTATTATTTCTGGCGGCGGAGCTGGGGGAGGACTGCAAGGTATTCAGGGAATACAGGGACCACAAGGACTGCCTGGAATAGATGGAGAGAATTCAGCTTCTAGTTCTGATGATTTTGTCTCACCAATTATCTCAGTTCAGAATCTAAATACTCTATTCACTGCCGGATCAGTCATTTTTTCTGGTCCATCGGGAAGTTTAGCTCAAGATCCAGCAAAGTTAGTATGGGATGATGTTAATTTCTTTTTAAGACTTTATAGAACATTTACTGACAGTTCAAATTATGAGAGACTTTCAATTGGGGCTTCTGGTACAACTTTAGCAATCTTATCTGAAGCATTAGGAACTGGAATTGTTCGTCGAATTAGAATTGGAAATGCGCTTGGCGGCGGCTATTGGGATATCATGGGCACCGATGGGGCGGGGAATGCAGGAGATTTGCGTCCCTCCACAGATAATTCCCAAAACATTGGACAATCGGGTTCTGCTATTCATAGTCTCTGGATAGGGTCCACGATTTCATTCACGGCTGGGGCAAGTACATTCGGCCGTCTCTATTCGACTGTCGATGCAACATTGGTGTTGAATAACTCATTACTTACGATTGGTGTTGGACTGGATTTCTCCACCGACCAACTGTTGAAGATTCGGAAAAGTGATTTTTCTGGGAATGCTGCCCTTTCAATAGGACTAGATGCCATAGGGTCTACTTCAACTGATGGATTAACTATTTCTAATGATACTATTTCTACATCTATAGTACCAGTTCAAACAGCTCCACGTATACATTTCAAAGGTCACGTTTGGAATACGACGGCAGTAGCAGCAGATAATCTTGATGAATGGTTTGCGGATGTCGTATTAGGTTCTGGATTGGCTCCAACATCCGTCATACGATTAATTCATCGTATTACTCCAGGTGGAACTGTTGTTCCTTATACCTTTAATTCAAATGGAACACTGACTATCGTTGGCACGTCATCATCATCTCTATTGCTATCAACAGGTGCACAACGTATTTATCTTGGTTCTGGATTCTTTGGAATGCCAGCCGCGAGTCAATGGAACTTTCTCGATTCCACAGCCACAGTTGGTTTTGGATTAGACGGGGCAACTGATGGTATTCTCAAGATTCGTAATCGTGCTCAAAATGCAGATGCTGCCATTACCTATTCTAGTTACACGCATTCTGGCGCAGAAATCGACAAGACGTATCAGATATACGCCCCCGTCACAGGCGGGACGGTGACGATGAGCGCGAATCAATCGCGTGCGATTATCAATCCATTAGCTGGATTGGCACTATTAACTGTTACTCTTCCACCTTCTCCTGTAGATGGTCAAGTTACTGGATTCTCTTTTACTCAGATAATAACTGGATTAACTGTCAATGCTCCTAGTGGTGCAACTGTTGTAGCACCTCCAACAACGGCTGCTGTAGATAGTACATTTAGATTTATTTATCAAACTTCGTCAACGTCGTGGTTTCCATGTTCATAGAGGGTTAGAATGGCAAATGGAACTGCAGTAATTCAGATGGCTCTCGCTCATGATTCTTCTTTTCTTGATCGTGTACAATATCTTATGACACAAGTTGCATTAGTAGTGTTGGCAGAAGTTAACACTACTCCTAATCACACTTTGAGAGTTCAGCTTGCACATCAAGTATTAAATAGCCCAGGTCAAGCAGCTGTTAACGCTTCTGTAACTATCGTAGGAAGTGCTAATCTTGTAGCTGCAAACACTACAGTTATACCAGCAAATCCAGAGACAGGTACACCTCAAACTGCAACTACTGATGCTACTGATGCAGCAATTTTAAGCCAGATATCCACTCTGTGGAGTGCTCTTGCAGGAGTCTCAACTTAAATGAATAATAGAGCCTTTCGCTTCGGTCCGATCGCATTAACTAATACTTTAACTACCAATCTGTTAAATCCAGCTACTCTTACGGGTGGAGTTAACTCTGGCTCAAGTCCTACGTATATCATATTGAGAAGAATTACAATAGTGAATAAGACAACTTCAGCGGCAACATTCTCTCTTTGGCTTGGTGCTACAGGTGGCAATGCTGCTGGAACTGAAGTTATTGGTCAAGGATTATCTATTCCAGCAAATAGTTTCTTTCCTTGGAGTGGATATTTAAGGCTAGATTCTACTGACTTTTTAGTTGGTGGTGCTTCTGTGAATACTGCTCTCACAATTGAAGGCGAGGGAGAGATTGGAGTAAGTGGATAATGCCTGGCATTGGAGGAAATTTCAGCCCGCAACAAAATAATCTCCCTATTTCTTCATTTGGTGCTCCTAGTAACTTTGCGGCTGGTGCTAGTCAACAGGCGAGTGACTATGATACGATAATGAAGCAGTATGGTGATTTTGTAAGAAATGCTTTACAAAATCCTGTAACTTCAACTAATGTTGGAACGACTAATGTCACCCCACAAACTGCAAACTATTCCCAATCTCCAGATGTTACTGCATCATTAGCTGGTTTAAAAGACCTGTCTGCTACAGGTGGATATACACCTCAAGGAATTGCTGATATTCGAGCACGAGACATTGCTCCTACACGTGGCATTTATGCTCAAGGACAGCAAGAATTACAGCGTAATAGAGCTTTGAGCGGTGGATATTCACCAAATTTCGATGCTACACAGGCTTCAATGGCTCGTGATGAATCAAATCAGATTGCTGGAATAGATACTGCTGCTAATGCTGGAATTGCACAGAACGTTGCGGCAAATCGTTTAGCAGCCGCAAGCCCATATGCTGCGGCTAGTTCAACTGCTAATGCTGCACAAACACAAAATAATGAGTTTAATGCGAATGCAGTTAATGCAACTAATGAAGCTAATGCAGGAAGAAGTTTACAAGCGGGAACAGGAAATGCAGATAGAAATCTAACAGCACAATTTCAGAATAGAGGAAATATTCTACAAGGTATTCAAGGACAAACGAATCTTTATGGCACAACTCCAGCATTGACTAACACGTTTGGAAATCAAGTGATGCAGGCTGGACAACTTGGTCAGGGACAACAGAATATAGATCAGAATAAGAATAATGCTATATACAGAATGGGAGGTGTAATGTGACATTCATGTCTAATTTAGCTTCTAATCCTTCTGGTTCTATTTCAGGTCAACCAGGACCAGATAACACTGATGCACTTGGAATTGTTAATCAATTAAAAGATAGAGAGATGAGAGATTTTCAGAATAAAGCTAATTTCATGAGTGAGTTAAGTCTGAAACAAGATAGACAGAGAATGCTGTTCGATCCCAATAATCCTAATCAGGATATAATGGGAACTAGAACATTAAATGGCATGACTGCTGCAATGCAGAAACCTCAGCAGAGTTCTGGAATCACTCCTGGTTCTCAATCTGGACAGATGAATCCGCAACAAACTGCTGAAATGAGCATGAGACAGCAGGGAATGGATTTAGATAAAGCAAAGTTAGCACAAGCTGGAAAGATGGGCGAAGAACGCATTGCTAATCAAACTGCTCAAGAGAAGTTGAATCAACAGAAGAGTGACCAGATTCATCAGCAAAAACAGGATGAATTGAATGCTAAGATTACAGAGGCTAATGGCAAATTATCTCAAGCTCAAGCTGCATTAGCCGCTAAGGGTGTTACTGCTGAACAGCAATTACAATCTCATAAAGACCTAGCCGCAGCGATGGAAGAAAGACATAAATTAGAATTGGCTCAGAAGGATCATGAATTCCAGAAGACTTCTGATCAGCATCAGCAGACTATTGATAATTTGACTAAACAACTAGAACAGAAAAAAGCTCCTAAAACTACTACAACTAGTGTAAATCCAGAAGGAACTCAAAGAACTACTACAACGCAACAAGGTGGCGATGATGAGAATGATCCTCTAGGGATTAGATGATGCTTCCGAGAGAAATGAAACAACCAATAGAAGTTGAATTAAAAGGCCCTACAGCTAAGTTTGTCCGAGAGAACTATCATCATTATAGTGCTCAAACGCTGAAGAATGCTACATTCGCATATAAGCATCTGCTTGATAGTGGTGGTAAGATGTTCGTGTCTCTAGCCGGAGCCATGTCCACCGGCCGCATTGGAATTTCATTAGCTAAAATGATTAGAAAAAACTATGTTTCCGGCTTGAGTGTAACTGGTGCTAATCTGGAAGAAGATGTTTTTAACCTAGTCGCACATGATACGTATTTACAGATTCCAGATTATAAAGATCTAACTAAAGAACAAGAGGAGAAGCTGGCTAAGAAGAAATTTAATCGAGTCACAGATGCAGCGATTCCGGCTACTGCAATGAGAGAAGTCGAGGATCTTATTATTCAACGATGGAAAGATTCTTCTGATAAAAAGTTCCCGCACGAGTTTCTTTGTGAGATATTACTTGATGGAGCATTAGAGAAATACTATCAAGTTGATTCATCCGAGTCATGGCTGCTTGCGGCTGCTGAGATGAAAATACCGATTGTAACACCTGGATGGGAAGATAGCACTTTGGGCAATGTGTTTACGGCTTTAGTTAGAGATATGGAAGTTGAATCCTCAATCATTAAGAGCGGTATTGAAGCGATGAATTATCTCGCAGACTGGTATTTGAAGGAAAAAGCAGAAAAAGGCTTCTTTCAAATCGGCGGCGGAATTGCTGGTGACTTCGCAATATGCGTAGTTCCATTTCTTCGACAAGATTGTCATATGGGAGAGAAAGTCAAGCACTGGGCTTATTTCGCACAATGCACTAATGCTATCGTTGAAGAAGGTGGATATTCTGGTGCTGAACCGAATGAGAAGATAACGTGGGATAAAATCTCGAAGAAAACGCCTTCATTTGTTGTTAAAGGTGATGCGTCGATTACCGTCCCATTAATCTTCAATCAGATTCTCGGTGAATAATGGCTTATCCATTCAGACAACCACAGAATACAGAAGATCAGCCGGAACCTGCTCCGCAGGAAGAAGAAAAGCCTAGACTGGCGACATTAATAAGAAAGAAACATCCTGGCATCTATGATGATTTGAAGGATGATGAATTAGAGAAAGCTGTAATAGCTAAACATCCGCAATATAAAGATTTAATGCCTCCTGCGCAGCCAGAAGGTTTATTCAATAAAACTGTTGAAGCATTAAAACCAGCAAAGTCTATCAAGGCTTCTAATACTGTATTTGCTGGAAAACAGTCTAGTGAGGCTAAACCAGGTCCAGATTTAGAAAAAAGACAAGACACTAATGCAGTAGGATTTGATCAGGATAAATGGACTAATATTGCATCTAAGTTTCCTGAATCGTGGCATGGCATTCCTATTCGACAGCCAGCAGCATTTCTTGGAAGTTTAGCTGGAACGGCATTAGAAACTATATCAGCACCAGAGAACATTGCTGCAATGGGAGCCGGAGCCTTAAAAGGCGGAGCTTCTAAAGCATTAGATGAACTTCCAATTAGACAGGGAAGAGAAATTCCTTATAGAATGGAACCTCCTACAGTTAAAGACATAAATCTGCCAGCAGCAAAGAAAGTTGAAGAAGAAGTTAAGCCTTCTGAAGCTGTAAAGCCAGCAAAGCCGAATCCATTTGAGAAAGCTAGACAAGCTAAGATTGCTGCTCTTCAGAAAGAAGTTATTGGAGAGAAGCCAACAGAACCTTCCATTAAACAATCACAATCTCCATCTCCTGATATGGTTTCTGTTGGTGGAGAAAAAGATTATAATGCTTCACAAATTCAACCCCAAGCTACGGCTGAATTAGGAAAGCCTCGATATTCAGCAGAGGATCTTGCTATTGCGAAGAAAGAATCTGATAGATTAATAGCTAATCCTCCTTCTAGAGCTGGTGCATCCTTGCCTAGAGGTGGCGGAGAAATTCCTAAGACTGCTGATGAATTAGACATTGAGAAATCTAATAAACAATTTGCTGAATCTCCAGATTCTTCGATTGAGGATTCAAGAACTCCTGGTGATTATCAACTAAATGACGCATCTAAGGCTTCTCCCGAGAGTCTGAAGAATCTTAATGAGTTTATGGATTCTGCTCTTCCGAAAGGTGAGCAAAGTGTTGAAGATATTAGGAATTCATTAAATGCTGATGAGTCAATAAGACAGCCTCGACATTTTCCTGGTGATGAGGCTATTGATATTAGTAACACTGAAGAACCCTCTGTGAGACAGACAGAACAACCCCTAGCGAAATTCAGCCATAACAATCCAGAACTAGGCGGACGACAATATGATGTTGGTGAAGGTTCTACAGTCGGAGAGAAAGAAGCCTTAAAGAGAGGATATAAACTTCCTGATTCTCCAACTGTTGAAGAAGCTGCTGCACAACAATCTAAAATACCTGCTGGTAAAGCAGCGGCTATTGCTAGACAGAAAGCTTTGGCGGATAAAGCTGCTGCTAAGGCAGCAGAGCCGCAAGCTGCTACAGCAGTTCAAGACATTCCTGAATTAAGAGCACATGATGTAAAAGCATCAATGGCTGAAAGAGCGACGAGTAGAATTCAAGATGCGCGAGAAGCTGCTAAAGCTAGAATTAAGAGCAGAAGTGGAAGACTTCTTTCTGGAATACCAGCAGATGACTTAGCTGATTATGCTATTATTGGGGCATCTCATATAGCTGAGGGTGCTATCAAATTCGCAGACTTTTCTGCTAGAATGATTAAAGATTTTGGTGATGAAATCAAGCCGCACTTGCAGAAGATTTTTGGAGCTGCTCAAGAACAACATACCACAAATTCAGTCAAAGAACTGTTAAATTCATTAGTTGAATCTAAAGGAATGAATGCAGAACAACAAGAACTTTATAAGACTCAGAGAGCAGAAAGATTCAAGAACTTTGAGAGTGCGGGCGGAGAAGGAGTAGACTGGGCAAAGAAAGCAATGTCAACTCTAAAGGGTGAATATGAGAAAGTTAATCCAGGTGAAGGATTGGGATTAACACCTCATGAATCAAATGCACTGTTTAGCACAGTGAAACAGGCCCAGATTTCAACTCCAGAAAAGGCTCGTGGAATAGCAACATTATTCAAATTGATGAATGGTGATTCAAACTTACAGACTAATGAGATTGATCTTCTGGATAAGATATTTGCTAAACATTTTGGACCAGTAAGCGGCCCAGGAGCCGCAATGCCATATGATATTAAATCAGGTGGAAAGCCTATAACTTTCAGTGAAGCAGTTTCAAAGAAGCCTGATGATTTCTTAACAAAGCTTGCGAATTTCTCTACAAAAGCCACACGTTCAGTTTTGGGATTTCACGTCCCCGGAACGGCAATCTCATTTCATGGGTTTAATGAAGCTATTAGAAATACAGTATTCGGACCAGACTTTAATCCATTCAAAGCGGCTGGACGCTTCGGACAAGCAGCATATTATTTAGCTAGACCACAGAAAGCGGCAGAATTTCTCGAAACTAATGCTGAGAGCTTGGCTAAAGCGATAGAAGAAGGAGGATTGAAAGCTCATACTGGTGATATTGGACAATCCTCGATGTTTAAAGGTGATAACATTCTTACGAAAGGAATTAATGCTTTAACTAATCCTAAGCCATTATTCGGGCAGGTCATTCCGGCTCTCAAGCTCAAGGCTTATAATGGTTTATTGGAAAGCCTCGAAAAGACTGGAATGGAACATGGCAAAGCGGCTAAGACGGCTGGATATGCTACGAATAATATTTTTGGTGGATTAAACTTACATGAATTGCAACGTTCTCAGAATACTCAAAAGCTCTTCCGGGCAGCCGCGTTAGCCCCTGATTGGCTTGAATCCAACATAAGGCTCGGAAAAGGCATGTTTGATGCTATTAAAAATCCTAAAGCTCCAGAAGCTAAAGTTTATCTTGCTGGAATGGCTAACTTTCTAGGAAGCTACGTAGCATTGAACGTTCTGAATGCCGTTAATAATAACGGTAGGTTTTCATTTCAGAACGAAGTCGGGCATGAATTCGATATTGCTACTGGAAAAGACTCTGCCGGCCGCACAAGATATTTTAGTCCATACGGGACGGCTATGGATATGTTTAGAATTCCATTAGAAATTGCTCATGCTGCTGTTGAAGGAAATACCGGCAAGGCGTTTAGTGATATGCGGAGCAGAGCTTCTGAACCATTACAGTTTATGACTGATATGATGACTAATACAGACTACGCTGGCCGCTCTCTATATGATAAGACTAAATATGGTAAACATATTCCAGCATTGACTCAAGGTGCTAACGTCGCTGGTGATGCTGCTAGTCATTTTCTTCCTATTGGCGTAGAATCTGGAATTAATCTATCTCAGGGTAAAATCAGTCCGGAACAATTTGCTTCACAAGTTTTACAGGCTCCGATGAAATATAAGACACCTGAAAGACCACAGGGTTCATTGCGGCTGAGAAACATGCGAAGTCTTAAACCTTAATGATGAAACAGCAAAACGGCTGCCATTGCTATTATCCCTGTAATATAGCCAAGAATCGTCCACCACATTAGCCTCTCCAGATTTTCAATTTTACTCTCTAGTTTTTTAACTCTATTTTCCCATCGGACACCCTCTTGCCATTCGTCTGAGGACTGTCGGCTGCGGCTGAATTCACTTGGCAACAATGTCATTTGTGTCCTATCACTTCTTCTAGGGTTTCCATATAAGCCGTAGTTATCTCATCTATTTGTCGTGTAGTAATCTGATTACCTATTCGTTCAAGAATCTTATTTTTGAACATTCTCAAGAAGTCAACGGTATTCATTCAGAACTCTCAATTCCGCATCAACTTCTCGCAAATCCATTGAAGCATCAGCCACAGCATGAAAATCTTCTGCTTCAGTCTTCATCACCATATAATCAATCAATATAGCTCTTCTCTTTAAAAGAACTGTTTTTCGTCCATTTCTCACAGCCGTTTCCACATCTTTCATCCTGCACTCTCCAGTTTCATGACTTTTGCCAGATTTGGTGGTTTCCATTCTGATCCCTTTATAGTCTTTCCATATTTATCTAATGCTGTTGATTTAGTCATATTACTTTCGTGAACTTCCCTAAAGACCTCATCAATAGGAATTCCATAACTCACACAAGTTCCAAATACTACGTATAGAAGATCGGCTAAAGAGTCTGCAATTTCCAATCTTATTTCTGCATCTTTAAATTCTTCAAATTCCTCAGCAATTAATCTTTGTCGCAGAGCATGAACTATAGGTGGAACAGTATCATGTCTTTCTGGTTTATCGGCTATGTAATGCCCATATTTCTCATGAAACTCTCTTACCATTCCTAGATAATCAATCATTCATTCTCCTTCTTTTGTTCATTTTCACGAGCCTTCCTCACTTCAAGTGGCGGACAAGTATAAACTTCATCATAATAGCCACCTTCATCCGGCAAAAACCATCTTATACGTACTGTATCTCCTTTTTGAGCTTGGATTGTTCGTATTACTTTATCAGTCATCTCTTTTTCCGAAATTCGGTAAGGTTCTCTCTTGGTTCTCCGGCCAAATGGTATAGCCAATCCATGTTACGGCCAACTCCTACACGTTCCCTGCGACACCAAGACATCTCAATCAGCGCATCAATAATCCGGTCTAATACTTGCGGCTCGAAGTCACCAAATCCTTTCTGTAATAACTCTCTCCGCAGTATTTGATTTTCTGGTGCTGCGATAAGAATATCCATGACTTTGCGAGTTGCAGCCGCTAGGGGGTCTATCCCATTTCCTTCAACCGTTTTCGTATTTGCATAAATTAATCCTGTAACCTTATGTATGGCTTCTGTCACGTCCGATTCGATAATAATCCCATGATTTTCATATCTGCTCAAACAGAGGCACATTGCCACTTTAAGGCAATGATCAGGGATTCTAGTGATAAAGCCAGTTTTATCATTATATCTTGTTTCGTTCGCACGCCACTGGCTTCGCCAAGTATTATAAAGTACACGAGCAGATTCTTCAGGGATAAGACGCATTTTATTAGATGCTATATTAATCAAATGCGGAACATACTGTGGAATAGCTTTATCACGAAACCAGTCATTGTCAGTATTATCACCTTCTGGATTTAATAAATCTAAATCTCTGGCTCTTTTCTCTTCATATATCACTAAGTTTCTTCCTATATAACCGCCTTGTATGTTATGTTGTGGAATTGAATTATAGAAATGAGCCGGACTGCTCCCGAACAAACAACTGAAATAGGGTTCTTTTAGCCGTTCAGCCCCATCACCCTTCAATAAGTTAACCCAAGGTTTATTATGATAGTTTCTATCAAAAAGATCAGTTAAAATTTCTAAGGCTTGTGGGTCGCCTATTATTGCTGATGATAATTCACCATTGATTATGGCTGCTCGACTATCTGTTATTATAGCCTTCCCTGGTGTACTACGCGTAGTTGAAGCCTCTTTTATAATCGCCTGAATACTTGAACGGCCAGCAATAACTCTAGTTACATCTGCTTCTAATAGAAATTGCTTAGCAAGATTTACTGGATAACCTTTTCCGCGACCGCTATCGCCCAATAGAATGATGTAAACGTTCGGGTAATAAGTTACTTTACCACTAAAAGATTTCAATGTATAGGCGTTTGCGGCTACTGAACTTATCGTAAAGAGTAAAGACCAATAAATCCAGCTTTCGGGAGTTTCGACATCGGTGTGATCATTTAGAATATCTTGAATCCAGGAGTTGCTCACAACTTATATGCATCTCGATTAGGAAACCATTCAGGTAAACTATCATGATAATAAACTTCATCATGATCTACGATAGAAAAATAGTCTGTTATAGTTTTACAAATAATGCAAGCCTTTCCGATCCACGAAAATCCGCCACCATAACTAGTTGCTATTTCAACTATTTGATGTTGATGAGTCTTATCTTTACAAACTTCCCATATTTGCTTTCTCCATTCAGCTTCCATTTCTTCGTATGTATTAAATAGTTTTGGCAACATGACATCTGCTGTTCCATTATATTCACAATAATATATTTCACTATTAGGGAATCTAACGGCTCCAGTTGCATGGCTCATTATTCAACCTCTTGCAGAATAACGTCAACTTCTACTATTTCTAAATCATTAGCCGTTCTACCATCTGGTTTAATATCATAGTCATCTTCCCATTCTCCTGTCCATTGATTCTGATAGCCTTTATGTTTTCCGTTAGGATTAGACGCCCACATATATATGCACCTTGCAGCTCTACGTCTTGTATCTATTAATCTAGGAACTCCTAATCCTAATCCAAATTCATGTTCTGGGTGACTCGGATTCCAGTGAGAATAACCTTTATCCTTTCTACTCTGTGGCATTATCTCGCCAGTAGCTTTATGCCGAATGACGTAATATCTATATGAAGTCATGAAGCATCATTAAGTCTTGCTAGCAGTTTATGGTAAAGCTTAAAGTGTATTTCCTCAAGTTCTTTAGTGAGAGGCTGAGAAGATGCTATTGCATAAACTAATATTTGTAATTCTGCTCTTGTTAGGCTTATGAGAGTTTTAGGCTCGTCAGTATCGGCCAATGCGGCCTCTCTCTAATGCTAAGTTATACGCCGCTTCAAAATTCGCTGGTGCTCCATCTAATTCAGTTATACCAACTACTAATACATGAAAATTCTTTTTAAAGCGCAAATCTGTAATAGAATGAGGATAAAACCAACACTCTCTACCCCAATTTTGAGTTTGCGCGAACCTAGAGGCTTCAAGTTCGCTTTTAGCGAAAATGCATATTCTTGTCATTTCTTCTCAATTCTATTATAGCAAGATGAGCATTTAGGAATATGTAGGACAATTTCTCCTTCAATTTGCATTGGTTTTCTCTTCCTTAAATATGGACAATCTAAATATTTATGAACACAATATCCCAGAGTGATTCTACTATCTTTTTGAATGTGAAATGTCACGTATGTCATGTCCACCTTCCTAATTTCCTAGCTTTTTCCTGTCTCTTACGTATTCTACATGTATTACAAATTCTTACTATCTTACCTTTACTCCAACCAGTTTTAGTTATTCTTGTTGTATAAGGTCCACCACATTCAGGACATACTTCTTTATAGTTTGAAGTTCCATCTCTTTTTCTATCTCTCATATTGTCTGTATGAGTGCCTGGCTGTAAATGGTCTGGATTAAAGCAGGCTCTACTACATCCAGTATTATGTCTAGAATCCCACTTAGCATCACTATAATCAAGATTATGATAAATGGCTACTATGAGTCTATGTAATCTAAAATAGACCTTCTCAACTTGTATTGGTACATATCCTTCATCATCAGGTCTATTAGGAGGTATCCAACAGTTATTTTCATTTATAGTTTTAGGAAAATTATTAACCCACTCTCTATTTAATTGTGATAGTTTATAAACTTTATATCCTTTCATATCTTGACGTGTTCAAATTCTGCATAGTTGGTGTGAGAAATTTCAATGTCACAAGGAATAATAAGATCATAATCACGCTTTAACGTGCAATATGTTCTGAAGTTTACAGGTGTTTCCATATGTTTCTTCATCAATCGAGCATATGGTTCCCAGTTATTTGCTGGAGCCTGTAGAGTGAGAGAGTCATGTTTCTCTTCTGCCCATAAAACTTCACCATCTCCATTGAGTTCTTCGTCTATCTTTAGTGCGGCACCTTGAACTACATGAGAGACTGTTCTCTGTGGAAGATTTGCGAAAGCTTCTTGATACAAACTATTGTCTAATCTTCCATTAAACACACGTACACCCCCCATTGGGTCGATGAGAACTCTTGAAGAATCAATTGCGTTTTTAATGTCAATGTGAAATTTACCACGAATCTTAGGACTAGCATTATGAAAAAGTTCTAGAAGTTGGTTAGCTTTCCACTCACTAATGTCCATAGGAATCTCAAATTTTTGTGCATTCGTATTGAAAGTCAGCATAAAAGTATGCTTCTTCATGTCATATGATGCAGCATATCGAACAGTTTTAGCTGTATATCTCTCAACTCCTCCTTTTGGTAGATTGTCTATTATCGTATCATGAAACTTTATACTGAGTTCTAATTTTTGTGTATAACCGAAAAGTAAACCAGCCGTTCGTCTATGCACATCGACTCTATCGAAAGCTTGTAAGAGTTCATAATCCTCACTCAATACTGCAATCACTCTAGCTTCCGCTTGTGAGGAATCTGCCTGAAGAATAACTTTTCCTTCATCAGCTATAAACATTGATTTAATATCTTTGCCTAATCGACCATGAGCACTAATGGTGTGATCGGCTAATCCTATTTTCTTTGGCCTAAATGGTTTCTTTAAGATACCTGTAGATGAACGACATGTTTCTGTAGCGATTATATTATATGCGCTCTTTGTTCTTCCGTCATAGTCTGGCGAAAAGTTAATCTGACGTGATTTTTGATCTCTTATGCGTCTCTCTTCTAATACATCCTTTAAGATTTCTTTTTGTTCCTTTTTCTTACAACTACTCATTAGCGAGTTAATAGTGTCTTCGGAAGTTGGATCACGCTTACGAACTTTAAATTTCATTATCTGATATAATAAACGGTGCATTTGGGGATATGATTTCGTATTAATATCATCGCCGATTGCCGCAACCAGTTTCTCATGCACTTCTTTCTGCATAGCAGAGTATTTGATAAGCAACTGGTGCTTGCGGCTGAAATCTATCCGCTTACCAGTTGTCTGAAGCTTCAAGTAAAACTTATGTTTTCGCATCATGTAATCATAGTAATATTTTACCAGCGGAACGCTGAACTGTTCTTGCATTTCATATAAATCTTTTTCTTGTGCTTCGTCTACTTCAAACTCGACCGCACAATCTCTTGCATTATATTTAAGGAAGTTTTCAAACTTGACTTTTCCCAGCTTGTATTCTTTCCCCTCATCCTTATAAAATGGTTCCCTGGTCCATATCGAAGAGACAACGTGTAATTTTTTGACTGGGAGTTCTGGAAAGATAACTCTAGTTTTAATGAGAGTGTCTGAATAGACAGTTGGGCATTCAAATCCGATAAGTCCAAGCTTGTACTCATCGTAGAGGAAGTTATGACCGATGATTTTAGTTCGGCGCAGCCGTTCATCTATGATTCTCCAACATTCCTCTAACTCGTTATCTCCCATATCAGTCAGTTTATTAGTTCCGATGTGTCTTAAAAGCGGTATTGAAATGGCGTGGTGTTTATTAAATGCGAAGCCTACACAGCACGGGACACAGTTGATAGATTCTATGTCCACAGCGGCTTTGTCCAGCTTCTCATACGATCTAAAGAAGCGATGCAATTCAAGAGAGTTTCTTATCACGCTCAGTTCGCGTGTTGGAAGAATCAGCTCCGCTGTGAGAGATTCCTCTGCGGCTCGGATTACGTCTGCCTGTATAATTTTATTCCAGACCCAACTTAATCCGCCTTTAGATTCATCATCTTCTGTTGCACCGCGAGAGAACAATGCGGCTGGATGAATTGTGGGGACTACTTTTGTGATACCATCTTTGGCGGAAAGAATACTTCCGCGATAATTAAGAATGCCAGAGACATTACACACAGCTTGGAGAGCAAGATCGCCAACTGCCAAAATACAATTAGGATGGAGTTTGTTGATTTCATGAGTCCAGAGTTCCTCGATGCTCCTCTCGATTGAAACATCTATCAAGTGAAGCTTTTTCAAGTCGTTATACGGCGGTCTGAATTTAACTACATTTGTTATAAAGCAATCTGAGCGACGTATTCCAGCCTTGAAGAGATGATCATTTAAAATCTGTCCTGTGGGACCAACGAACGGCTGACCTTGTTCATCTTCATATTTTCCTGGCGCTTCTCCAATTATCATTAATTTTGGGTCTACGGGGCCGGTGCCAGGGATGTATTGAGGCATTAGTCCTCGTAATCATCTGGAAAGTATTCTTCTCCATCATCTAAATCTTCTCTATACATCGTCACTATTCTATCATACATTTCACATTTTGTATTTAAACACACTCTATCATTGAAGTTTATAGTGAATAAGTGTTTGCCGCAAGCGACACATTCAGTTCTCAAGTTCTCGCTCCTTCTTTTTTAATCTAATGAAGTTGAGAGCTTCGTAGGCGTATGAGAACTGCTCTAAATCATAAATCTTCGATTCTTTCGCCAATAAAATATCTTCACATACTGATCCCAAGGAGCGTCTTAGCGACTTGGCTGTCTGAGTGAGGGTCCATTTCTTATCGTGAGTGAGTCTCTGCTTGCGGTGATAATCGGCTGTCTGTCTTGCTTGTTTAAGCCAGTCTGGTTCTGAAGACATTAAAGAATCCCGGCAGAAGGACTCGAACCTTCACGCTTTTCAGCGTCTGATCTTAAATCAGATGCGTCTTCCAATTTCGCCATGCCGGGAAAGACTAACCTACGCTGCTTTCAACGGCTTGTAATCCTCAATCGTATCATATCCAGTCTTCTTATCCTTAATGATATAAATCATCATCTTATGTCCAACTGTTTGTTGAAACAATTCACTTGATACTTCATATCCACCATTTGCTGTCTTAGGAAAGCCAAGAACAGCGTAGAGATGTCTACCCATTCCTAATGCCTTCTCATTAAAGTATCGACGCAGTTCTCGACCTTTATATTGACCGTCTATAATAGTGAAAAAGAAGATACTGTTCATAGAACCATCAGAAGGCTTATCATCTTTATCCTTAACTACCGCTTCATCATACTTGGTGATTTCAGCCGGATACCACCCTGGTAGGATTGTTTCTCTTTCCTTCAGATCTTCTGGTGAAAGGACTACTCTCATTGTGTGCCTCAAACTTTCCAGTTTGTCGTGGTTTGCGTGTCGTTAGCTGTTTTATTAAATGGGTTTGGTTTGGGTGCTTGCGGCTCTTTGCTTGGTTGTTTTGTGTCTCCTTTATCTAGCAAGTCTTTCCATACACTATAAAATAATTTATTAGTTATATCAAATTCTCCAGGAATGTCTAAGGCGGTTTTAGCAAAGTCGTCTCCTATTTGATCCGTAAACACTACTCTCTTATTCGTATTATCATTAAAATCAACGCGTCTAGCAAAATGATAAATTTCATTAAAATATCCAGGAACTATTGCTCCAACTTTCTGTCCATAGCTCACAATAGATACTACTTTGCTCACAATCATACTACCACCTGAACCAGTCATACTCAATGATGGCAGAGGATGAGCTGTTACTATTACGTGACACGAAAGAGTTTTCATTATGTCAAGAGCTTGACTGACTAGGCTGGTTTCCACCTTGTAAGAATCAAAGTCTGGAATGAGGTTAGGTCCATCGCTTTTCCTGGCTTTTGGACTTCTGAATCCCAATGACCAATTAACTGCTGAGGCTGTGAGACTGGTTATTGAGTCTGTTATAACTGCTCTATAGGGACAGTCTTTGCTGAATCCAATTAGCTTGTTTAAGAACTCATTAGCATTGTGGCTACTGTATGTATCGTAATTAACATTATCTAGCAGTTCCGGACAATGTTTCTTGAAGAAAGTTAATACTGGAAGCATTCTACCATCGAAATCAAATACGTATATAGGTCCTTCAGAGGCAAATGTGCAAGCGGCTATAGTCTTGCCCATTCCATTAGCTCCTTTAAGAAGCATTGATATATTTCTACTTGGAGTTAGTTGACTAAGTTTCAAATTTCTTCCTCCTTTTCTTGAGCTTTGTGGATCTCCATTTGCATCTTCTCTGCTAAACTTAATTCTTCTAGTTCTGGTTGTGGATGCATAGATTCTAATAGAAGTGAGTCTTGTAAAATTCCGGGACCAACTTCTATTAATCCATTCTTAGGTTTGTGACATGAATCGCAATGCGGCTTTGCCAGTCGAAGCGCGTATTCACTCATGATAAAGGATTCACCGCATCGCCAACAGATTGAACGCTTGCCGAGAGCTAATGCGATGTTGCATTTATTACTGCAATCTGGTAAAACACAAAAAAAGATAATGTTTCCAGTTTTATAACGGAGCCTCTTATATTTATGAATATGATTACTTTTTGTCATCTAGGTGGCAAACCTTTCATCATTCTCCAAGCTTGCTCTGCTTTCGTTCCATGATGATAACGATATCTAGATTCAATTGCTTTAGGATTCATACTGTAATTATTCTTAATATGATTCTTTATGAAGGGTATAGCTATTTTCTTATATTGTGCTTTTTTAGTCGGTCCCAACCATTTCCACAGCATACATATTGCTTGTTGAGAATGCTCAAATTTAGTAATAGTCATATAAAAATACCACTTCTTATAAAGTTTATCTTTATATGTTCTTATATATCCAAATCCTACAGCTTTTACAAATCTCTCTAATGGAAAAGACTCGGCTTGTCCCAGTTGAATAACTGGAGCCATACTTCTAGCTCTTCCACTAGGTTTAGTTGTTGAGCCTTCTCCATCAAAGAATCCAGCAGCCCAAGCTAACTCATGAGTGTCGATCTTTATCATCTGTTTCTTTCAGAGAAAGCGATTCAGCCGCAGTCAACGGCAGTCCGAAGACTTGCTCAATGTGAATGCGGCTGAATCTATCATCACTCCATAAGCACTACTGTTAGGTTCTGCCACTTTCACAGACATATAACGGCTCTGGAGCAATGAATCTTGTTGTTAGTCCATTAAGACTTCATAAAATCTAATATCCGAACGGTCTATAATATGATGTTTAAATGCTGGATTGTCTTTTTCTTGTTCCAAGTATTCCTCTCTTGTCGCTTCTCTGACAACTAATACTGTTACATCATAATGCCAAGCTGCATTCATATCAGTCATATCATTCGTTACTGTCTTACCAATTGGCAATTCCATATATGTATAGCAAATCACTACTCAACTCCTAGAGGTTTTGTAACGTCCCACTCTTCAACTTCCACAAAGTTATTTTCCAACTTGAAATCTTTGGCTTCTTGTCCACTACTGTCACAAATTGAATAATACTCACAGAGACGGTTAAATTTGTTGCAGCTCGATGAAACTTCCGGCCAATAGCCTTCAGCTACACAAGTTAGATATTGTTGTAACAGCATCTTCGTAAGATTGTTTTTCCAGTCATTTATGTAAATGGGGTCATAAGATAGCGGCAACCTTTTAAATTTCTCGCTTGCGGGTATTGGCTTTTTCACGTCTGGGTCTTGCAAGCCGATTCTATTCACTATTAGATAATTGGATTCTGTTGCATTGCAATAGTTGATGAATTGATTGCTCTTTCTCAATATCATGCTGTCGCGTGAATATGTTTTGTGGTCGTAGGGTAATCGACTATACGAAGATTGATTACCAATTCCTTTTTGATTCACTAATAGGTCTATCTTGCCGCTGATGATAATACGGATTGAGTCATCCTCATACAGAGTGTAAGCGAATGGAGTTTCTACGTTTAAAATCTCTAATGTGTTCTCATCTTCACTTCTCCAATAGTCTACATTTTCTTCAACGGCACGTAGCAAGCGGCTGACTTCTTCCGGTTCACTGTTTGATTGCATCGGGTCGGATGATATTTCCCTAATCTTCATCAGGCACGCTTCGCTTCGTTCAGAGAAATGCTTTCCCTCTCCAAGCATTCTGTAATAGATTGCCAAACCTTCATGCGCGAGTCCGCCCAAGTCTAGAGCTTTATTCTTGTAAATTACAGGAAGTCCCTTATTTCTAATGTGTCTGAAATAATAACGTCGAGGACAAGTTTCGAACAAGTCTATCTTTGAGGCGTCAAGGATTATATTTGCTTTAGGAGATTTAATAATATCAGTCATTTAGTTCTTCTTTCAGAAACTTATAGACTTCTTCATCAGTTACTACTGCATTTAAAGATACATTAGAACCTTCATGGTCATACTGTTCAAGGAAAGGCAATAGTAATTCCTTTCTAGAAGTGTAAAGTCTGCTCGTTGTTTCACCATCTACCCAATTGATAATTAGATCATATTTCATTTCATCATCTTATGAGTCCATCTATGTTCTGGAATTGTATTCTTAGCCGCTTCCAACGTTGAGAAGTCTATCTTATAGAATGTCCAATTATCCATGATTGAGGTATCACGGCCATCTGAACAGCACTGAATACGAAAGACTTGACCATCTGTAACTATTCTACGAATCATTAGAATTCTCCATTTCTCTTTTAACAATTCTAATTCCTTCTAAAGTTGGCTCTCGTAATCCATCACTCTTGCATTTTCGGAAGAGTGCTTCGAGCAGTCCTTCTAGTAATTGTAATTCTTTAAGAGTCATCATGGTCTGTCTCTGTTTCTTCTACTGTCATTAAACTTATATTTTCTAATTCATCATCTAATCCATCATCTAGAGCGTCTCTAATAATATTCTCCAAATTTCTTTTCGAGATTGACTCATCATTTGAATTAATATATACTACAACCTTAAAACTCCTCATAATTTCTCCTCATCAAACTCTTGAATTACTTCAACTTCCACAATAACAGGATTATGAACTTTTTCTTTTGCTACCTTCTCAAAGTATTCTTTAACAAACTCTACTGTAACAGTATCTTTCTGATGAAACTCAAATGTCACTTTGAAGATTTTCATTTTAAAGTCTCCAAGCATTCATGCCGCGAGTGACCAATATTTCTGCAAGTTCTTTCATAAGTGACGCTTGGTTCCAAATCACTTCTTGATTATCCATTGTTGCTGCAATCCTTGCTCTTTTAATCTCTACAAGTTCAGTGAAAAAATCATCGATGGTTCCGGCTGCAATCATGTATGTAATGCTTACATTATTCTGTTGCCCGAAACGGTGAAATCTATCTTCGGCTTGTTCTTCTCTTGTTGGTGTCCACTGCCTTTCAAGTATTACTGCGTCAGAACAGAATTGCAAGTTAATGCCCTCGGTGAAGATGCAGAGCATCAATCTGTTCTCAGGTAACTTGAATTTATCAATTGCTCTCTGACGTTCATCTCCAGACATTGAAGCTTGTAATGTAATGACTTTTGGAAAACCTCCGTCTTTCATGTATTCATTAAGCTTCACTTCTAGCATTCCCATTACATCTTGATGATGTGTAAAGATTACCAGCTTTCTATCTGTTGATAAGAGAAATTCTGTAGCGAAGTCTACACATTCTACAACCTTACTCCGCCCTGTAATGTGACGAAGTTTAGACATTATTGCAATCTTCGGGTCATTCGGCCCGAAATCGCTTTCTTCGTAGAATGAAGCTTCTAACTCTTTCATCCCTTGCGCGTATTCCTTGCTCAAATTCTTATTCAATTCGACGTGATGAAACTTGCGTTCTTTTGCTGGCAAGTCTTTTAATACTTCAGCTTTAGTGCGACGGATGATTAAATCTTTCGTATCTTCGTGAAACTTGTCTTTGTCTTTCAATCCGCCGTATTTATTACTCCATCCGTCACTATACGAGTCAACGTAGTTATCAATGTATTTCTGGAAATGTGTGAATCTCTTTGGGTCTACAAGGTTTAGAACAGTGAAATACTCAGCGGCATTATTGCTAATTGGTGTGCCGCTCATTGGCAGAATGTGTTCAATTTCTTGATTCCGCACAAGGCGCTGGACAGCTTTCGCTCTATCAGAAAGATGATTCTTGATTTTCTGGCATTCGTCGATTATTAAAGTTTTGATGCTGCCTACCGGCAGGTATTCAAAGAGGTCATCTTTCTTCAGAATGTCATACGTTACGACATAAATCTGAAAGCCTGGCATTGCTCTTTCTTTGCCGGATGATATTACTTGTGTGAGAAATGTCTTATCGTATGCACCGTTTACTGCACAGATACGATGTATTTCACGCATCCATTGCAGTTTCACTGTAGCAGGACATACTATCACTGCTGGCAGTAATTTCTTTGGATGAAGGCGAAGTAATACAGCCGATTCAATCGTCTTACCTAGACCTTGTTCATCTGCAATGATACAGCGAATATTGCTGTCTTCCGCGAAACGAATAGCTTCAATCTGATATGGTCTAGGTTTACCACCATCAGAGAATATGATTGATTCATACGCTGCATCGGTCGTTTTCTTGACGATAGACTGTTTAATGACATGACCGCAAGCAAGCTTAATTCTTAATTGCCCACCAAACTTAAAACGAGAAGCTTCGACTGCGATTTTATTACACTCGGGGCATTCTTGTCGGAGTATTTGTGTTAATGACATCTTATAGTTCTCACTTGTCCTACATGTATCTTTTGTATATCATTATTAGTGTTTACGAACTTAATGAAGTTATTTTCTACAAATATCATTGTGTTAGGCTTTATGTCTACCTCTGAGAAAATACCTTCGTCACTCATATAAGCAATAGTCATTATTTATCCTTTTTAGCAAATGGATTCTTATACATTGGTTTCTTCGGCGTTTCTGGGAGAACTCTTCTATAGCTCACCTTTAATCGGAGATAAGCCTCAAAAATGTCAGAAGGACAATCTCTACGATTGCGTTCAATATCGCTAATGTATGGACCTGAAGTATTAGTTTCTCTGCCGAATGCTCTTTGGTCCATTTGAGCATTCTCACGAATATTCTTTAGCCATTGTCCATTGATAACCTTGCGTCTACCGTTACAGCAAGGGCATGGAACTAGAATCCACTTAGTAATATTATGTTGTGTATGCATTATTTATTCTCTTTCTTAGCAAAAGGATTCTTATACATTGGCTTTTTAACTTCTGGCGTAGCCTGCGGCTCTGTTGCACGGACAATAAGTTTCGCGGTATCTCCGGTGAGAATAGCCGCAATAGCCTCATCTTCTCTTGTAACTTTTTTGGCAAACGGATTCGGCTTTCGCGTATCCCGCACTCTGTTCACAACGCCTGAAAGATTCCTTGCACTGACAGCAGCTTCGGCATCTTTAGCCGCATCTGGGTTGCCAGCGGCTCTGTATAATTCATCTATCTGTTTCTGTATCTGCTCTTTGCGAGAGAGTCGTTTCGTCTTGATGATGTTTATTGCATTGCTTGTTGTTTCGTCCGCGTTCGCGTTCCTGGCAAATCCCTGAGTCTTGCCGTTTTTCTCTTTGTCTTTCAGAAGAGTATCGCCAGCATACACAGCGGCTCTAGCTTCTGCAGCTACAAGAGAATACTCTTCTATGTATTTCCTTATTTCTAGTCCAGTCATATTCTTCACAAGCATAATGTCAGTATGCTTCTTGAAGAATTTAGCGAATAACTCTTCTCCTGGTGTCATAGGTTTGTCTCCTTGCGTAAGATGATAAATTCTAATATCTCTAACATATGTAACGTCTGGATTGTAAACTTTAGTTCCATAATCAAAATAACAAAACTCGCACCATGGATTTAATTCTCCTAATTCTTCGTTGCAGTTTGGACATTGCCAGCTTCGCTGTTCGCTCAATGCTGATGTTGCTGTGACCGTATCATGGTTAGTGCTCAATTGAGACGCTAAATGATAGCACTTAGCGGCTCTCAGAGAACTAAGCTACTTCATCATCCGACTTTACTGCACTAGCCGGAACTAGGTCAATCTTTCGAGTCATTTGAATTGCCTGAACAAGCTTAAAGACCAGACTCGCAGGAATTGTAATCTTGTCCCAATTTTCTATTCCATCCTTATCCGTATGCACTCCCGTTGTCAGTGTAATCTTACCATTCTCTTTGATTGAGCACTGAATACCATAGTGGTCAAACGTTAGCGGTTGATGCTTGTAAACCTTCTTTACTTCTTGTCCCTGTTCGTTTGTCATTCCTGGGTTATTGTGGAAAGTCATCTTACTTCTCCTTATTAAAAGCCGAGTTTGCCGTCAAACTATCATCTTGATAATCGTCTCTAATCTCGTATGTAACATCCTGTATTGCAGAATCCTCTAAATCATAGATATAATCCTTTATTGTCTCTGCAAAGTTTGCTAACTCAATCTCAGTTATTACTTTTTCATCTGCTACTTGTATTCTAATCTCGATAATTCTCATAATCTATTCTCTCCTATAACACTTACACGATGGTTTATTCGGTGACGCACTGTCGAAACACACGAAATAGTGAAAGTGATTAACCTTGTATTTGACGTTGTAATACCACGCAGGCCAGTCAATCACTTTATCACACAGACAGCATCTAATCTCGTTCCAGTCAAATCCGGCTAAAGACTTTGGTTTATCCATTATCAGGATAAACTTGCGCGACTTGTAAATCTCTAACGAGCCACTGGTGTTTGCGGCTATGTGACTCAAGTTTTTATGATTGCCCAGAACTACGTTCTGCCGAGCCTGATTCCTGATAGACTCGTTAACAGACTCTCGTAATGCTTCTATTTCCTTGCTGTCGAACATCGGCCTATTCCTTGTGTCTGTCGATGCCGAATAGCGCAGCGGCATCATCTCTCAGCTTCGCTGACTCTTTCTTTCTCTTACTCTTTCCCTTCTCTTTTTCCTTACACTGTTTACACCATTTGTTATCATCTTCGTCCAGGAGCCTCTTACATTGATTGCATTTTCGAGCGTTAATCCACATTTATTATATCTCGATTCGGAGTAAGAGTGTAACGTTGTTAATCATTGTGCGACCCTCGGTGACGTGACGCCTTGCTGCGAGAGACCGATACGACCGTAACCCGTTGCGCGTGTTGACGTTAGGTGCCCGGCGTGACGTGCAAGGCTCTGCATGTCTAAGAGTATAGCATACCCGGTGGCCGTTGTCAAGCGGTTTCGGTGTCCTGTTTTGGGGACAGTGATTTATATATCTATATCTTATAATAATATATATAATAATATATAAAAAAATATATAAGAGAATACCACGACCATACTACCACCGTCCAGGGGTTGACGTTGCTACTGGCGCGCGCAAAACACGCAAAAAGCCGCTAAACGCCCGTGTTTGCAGCCTGTTAGGTGCCAAGGGGCACGTTCGCCCGCGTGCTCTACCGGAACGCTGCCGTGACGAGACTTGACGGAACGTGAAGGGCCAAGCGACAACGTTACGAGTAGCTGCCTGGTAAATAATAGTTGACAAGTCTATCGTTTTGTGTCATACTTTTAATTGTCAGACCGAGCCAAGGTGCAAAAAATCGCAACCTTGAGCAAGCGAAGCGAGAGAAAGGGCTTGACAGACGAAGAGAAACGTGCTACACTTATCTTGTTGGTTACGAACGACCGACAGACGTAAACGGAGAAGGAAAGTGAGACACAAAATGGCCGAAAAAGTCGAGACAGCCGAAGAGAAGGCAGAGCGAGAAGCACGAGAGAAGGCGAGAGCAGATGCGGTCGCTGCGAAACAGAAGATTGCTGATGCAGAGAATGCCAAGCGCACTGGTCAGGGAACTAGACTTCTAGTCGGCACTACTCGCGGTCGTTCAACAGTTCCATTCACTTACGAGGCATTCGATTCTTCTCTTCCTGAGACAATGCCGAAGTCTGTGGAAGATTTCATGGGACTCACGACTACCGACGACGGCCCACTTCTGAACTATCTGGTCGAGGGTTACAATTCACTGAGCGAGAAGAATGCTGCCGACCCAGTGAATGAGTTTGTTGATGCTTCCTGGCCTGAAGATGTGCAGAAGCGTTTCAAGATTGTCATCCGCAATTACTCGAACGATGCGAATGTTTCAATCGAGGATGCGGTTTCGCTTTTGAAGCCTGGCATTCAGAAGGGAATTGACGCAATACGCCTTGCAGAAGCGACTCCGGTGACTGCTTGAGAATGCAATTACTTCGTGTCTATGGATTGCTGAGAGCAGTCAAGCTGGACATTAAGTATCTATCCTTTCCCAGATGCGTAAGAGCATTTATCAGATGGGATAGGATGTGGCAAGCTGGATTTGGACGTAGCGACGACTAAATGAGAATAGCCCGGAAGGAGTAAAATCCAACCAGGCTATTTTTTTGTTCAAAAACCAAACAAACCGCAAGCGAGTAACAGCCAGAATGAGATAACGAAAATGGCTTGACTCATTCTGCACCTTCCGCGTAATAATCCGCTGTGACAGTTTTCATGTTGCTTCGAGTGTGATGATAGCTGCCGACCCTCTCTACGCCATGTGCGGCAATGATTGAAATGAAATCACTATTGGCATTCAGAACGGAAGGAATGCCGAGACACGAATACTTCGCAGGAGTCGCGCCGCACACTTGGCAATGCTCTCGACGGTCAGAGTTGAGAGTGAGGCAGATAGTGCATTCATACATGATTTATATCGCTCCAATGAAATGGTTTACCGCTAGCGATTAGTTCAAGAGCTGCATTAGCTCACCTTCCTTGCTCTCTTATACTGCATTGACTGTGCCGTCTGAAAACTTCAGTTTCATTAGACTTTGCCGCTAGGTGCTGTAGTTATTTGATTCAGACAGTGTAATCGGTGCATTGAATGACTACAGCCTATTAGGAGTGACCCCCCAGGGACACCCCACCATATATTGTGGATGTTAAATGTCTTACAGTGCGGAATGTCTATATTTCACTCAATCATTTTCAATTGAATTCTAAGTGGTTTTACAGAAAAAATAAAAATAAAAAATGAGCAACTGAAAATTTCAGACGGCCCCAAAACCTTAACAAAAACCCCCTTGACTTTTTCAAGACGTTCGACCTACAATGGGGGATGAAAAGTCGAAGGGGACGTGTATTTGTAAAGCCAAGAGATACATTTACAGAAGAAGAAATAGCATATATAATAATTTTTAGATTAAAACATATTGATGAGGAGAGTATAGAGTTAGCTACTAGATTATTAAGGAAAGTTAAAATATTACATGATACTGGTTGTTGGGTAACAAATGAAGACTGGTCTGAATATAGAAATTTTAATCATGAGGCAGTTCATATATTATCTTACAGATTATTTGTAGGAAAGATAGTTAAATATATTCTTCATCACTGTGATAGAAAAGGATGTATGAATTATACACATTTATTTCAAGGATCATGTAGTGACAATAAGAAGGATTGGGAAGTGAAGAAGGCAACTTATTTAAAAGTTAGACAGATAGAGCTTCTGAGAAGGAGAGAGCAATCTCCTAATGGAAGAGTAGCTTCAGGGGATAAAATCATTAGATCTTGGAGAGAGATGGCGAACGGTAGAGTGAGGTTATGAAATGATTGTTTCAGATTCTGACGCCGTTGCTAGATTAAACTCACCTCTCAATTTAATCAATAAATTAAAGTCTTCTTCTGCGAAGCAGCCTGCGAAGCAGGCAATGGAGCTCTTCACCGGCCCGCTGCGCAAGGTGAATTCCTTGCCGATTGAATTGCCCGCTAAAGACGAGCCGAACCTAGACACAATCCTTGCGAACAATGAGAGCCAGATTAAGCTAGGTTTGGCTCATGACAAGTCTTTAAATCTTCTGGCAAGAGCCGTTGACATGCTAGACGCGAAACTTGACGATGTAAATGCAACGAAGTTACCGGCTGTAGTAATTGCCGCTAGCAAAGTTGTCGAGTCGATTAGACGTGAACGGCTAGAATCATCTAAGAATGCGAAAGATAGAGAAGTCCATTATCATTTCTACACTCCACAGCAAAAAGTAGTCGAAGACTATGAGGTTATAGAAGTTGCCTGAGTTAGACGGCGTAAAGAGACGGCTGACTGATATACAGAGTGATGTAGCCTCTAAACCTTCCATCGTTCCAGTTCCAAATAATCTTCCGTATATAGTTGCAGTGGTATTAATGATGATTATTGGTGTAGGTGGAGTCGTCACTATAAGTCTTGCTCGCCCAAATCAGGATAATACATCAATAATAACTACAATTCTTGGATTCCTCGCACCCACTACCCTTTCACTTCTAGCCTTTATGAAAGCTCAAGAGACGCACCTTTCAGTAAATTCTCGACTTGACGCATTCATGAGAAATGCAGAGTTAGCGGCTAGGGTTCAAGGAGTCATTGAGGGAAGAAGTCAAGGAAGAGATGATGCGAATTTAAGAACAGATGCTTTAGCTCAGCAATCTCCAACTAAAGTTGAAATCACAAACATTCCGCCGCAAGGAGCAAAATGAGAGCATTTTTGTGGAGAATCTTATACGCTGCAATCTGTTACGTTCTTTTCTGGCTAGTGTTTCCTCTCTTTTTAGACGTGATTCACATTCCAGTTCAAGGTAGCCTAGTAGAACTAATGCGTATAGTGACTGCGGCTATAGCTATCTTATATGTATTCTTTGGTCCAGCACCTCCGATGCCTTTCTAAGAGTGGTGAGATAAGATGGCACTGACAACTATTCCAGCCGCAATGAGCGGCGTTCCATTCGCATTGCAGGCTGCTGCGGCTACAGGTAACGGAAATGTTCTAGCAATTCCACCTAGTTTTAATAATCATACATTTATGGTGACCGCTTCAGTCGGAACGACTGCAGGTGCAGTCACAATAGAAACAAGTAATGATCCAAATGATCCGAATACTTGGGCGGCTATTGTTCCGGATAAGAGCATTGCTAATCCATTGACGGTGAATGCTGGAGCCGATTTGCTTGTTCCGTATTCTGGAAGATTGAATATTATCCGAGCCAGAATAAGTACGACAATCTCTGGCGGAAGTTCACCAAGTGTGACAGTGATGTATGAAGGAGCCAAGTCGTACTAAATTAAGTACTGGATTACTAAGAATTCGTACTGAGATTAGAGAGCTATGGAAGAAGTTAGATGAAATACCAATGAGACAAACTCATGGGAATAGAAAAGAAGAATGGGATAGATTAAAAAGAGGAGATTATGCTAAGTTGATAAAGCAAATTAATGCAGCCGCAACGAGGTATAATGATCTAGTTGCGAAAGAGGAAAAAATGGAGAAAGATAAGTGATCGGCAAACTAATCCTGTTTACGGCAAATCCGGCTGCGTCAGTGGTTTTAATTAGTGACTCTGGTCCATCTGTGTCTGGAACTTCTGTGAATGGAACTGTAGAACTAGATTTTGATTTTCCTGATGGAATTGGAAATACGTTAATAATTGATAATGTCACTTATCGTGGAGTTCTTTGGATTTCAAAACTCAATCCTGTGAATGGCTCAGCATCATTTGCAGTAGATACATTCCCTTTTAGACATTCTTTTCCAGCGGTCCCGACGCGGGAAGAGGTATTGGGAATTGGGATGCACTTTCGTGGCGGCATTGTTATTGATTCAGTTGAATTTGGAAAGATGCCTTGGTGGCCTCCTGCATTGTGTTGGTGCAATTCTGATACTAGACAGTTAGTATATCAAGCGATGCGAGCAGCCGGAGACACCCATGTAATTATAGATATTCCTGATGGAGTTCCACTCTATAATGAAGCTGGTCAATTCTATGATCCAATTCGATTTGGGGCTCTAGATTGGACAAATGGTCTGACAACTTTTGATTCAAGATTGTCTGATTTAGTTGATGAAGTTATTGGAGAAGGATTTAAATTTTATATGACATTAGATGATAGAATGGATGTTTCATATAAATTAGTTCAAATGGTGACAGAAACTCTTACTGATGAACAGTTAAAATACGGAGTAATAGTTCCAGGATTTGATGGAGTGTTCTACGGATGGCCTCTTCCATCAGACATTACTAACTGGGCTACGTTAGCTCGCGAAGCAAAGCCGCAAGCGTATTTAGGAATTCAATTTAATCTTGCTCATATTCCAGTAGGTGGCGGTCCAGCCGACTATGAATCTGGCGGACCAATGGATGGATTTGATTTAATCTCTGGCTCTTTTCCTTCACTTCCTTGGACAGTTCCTGGTAATAGCTGGCAGATAATGAGCCGTTGTGTTCATCCTTATATTCGACCAGCAGATGAACCAGCCGATGCAGATGGTATTTCGCCTCCATTTTTTCTTGTAGATAGTCCTCGTGGAGTGCGATTCTTTTGTGCATTTGAAACAAGCTATCCATACAATTGGGTTAGAGTTGATATGAATAATCAAATTGCAATTAATAATGCTATATTAGAGATGGATAAAGAGAGAATATATTTCAAATCAATGGGCTGCCACTTCGTGGGTTAGTTTTGCTAAATGAACCGCATGTTTACGGTTACGGCTTTCCACCGATTCCTATTATCCAAGAGACACAGAAAGCGAGTCAGACAATGGATTGGGCAAAGTTCGCAACGATCATTGAATCCGTTCTGCCAGGAATTCTATTTTCAGTTAATCCTGCATTTGGATTTATTGCTAGTGATGTCGTAGCTTTAGTTAAGAAGTTTCAAACTCCTGGAGCTACAGGACAAGATAAGCTTAATGCTGTAGTTGCTGGAGCTACTGATATTGTTATTCAGACAAATACTGCCGCTGGTAAAGTTGTTATTGACCCCACTCTGGTTAGTACTGATTTGCCGCTAGGCATCGCGCTTGGAGTTGATTTAGCGAATAAGATTTCTGGAAATAAGCCGCTTACTGCTGCTCCAGTTGTTCTGGTTCCAACAGTGTGATGTCGATAGAGGAGTTATTCGATTACGTCTCAGATAAGAAATGGACTTTTCGTGGTGGTTTAATTCGTTGTGCAACTGGAGACTGTCCAATTCTAGCAGCGTTTCATAAGAAGTTTCCTTCTGATGTATCTCATCGAAATGATAATTATAGAGATGCTGGAGCACTGTTAGGAATGACGGTAGATGATATTAGAAATGTGGTGGATGCGGCTGATTATGGCTATTCACAATTCGCGCTGCACGATGAAATGATGAAGAAGTTGAACGTGCATATTATTGTTTAATGTGGAAGAAGAATAAAGTGCATAGTTCTTTTAAGAAGTTGCACATAGAGAATGATCATCTAATCTATTGTAGATGTGCAGTTCCAGAGCCTTTAAAAAATAAGTCGCCTGGTAGGAGTAAAGTAGTGTATTGCAATTATTGCAAGCTTGTTGTTAGAGGAGAAAGAGAGCAATGATTTTTCTTCTAATTCTAGCGCAGCTAGCAGGTGAGCCAGGTGGAATTTGCACTGCTGGAGACAAACCAGATTTGAAATGCACTCCTGGAGTAGCAAGGCAAATACTGCAATCTGAAATCTGCTCGACGGCTTGGGGATTGGATAATAGGCATGTTACTGAACAGATGAAAAGAGAGATTGCCGTTCGGTATGGTATTTCTTGGAATGATAGAGCAAAATATGAATTCGATCATTTGATTCCTCGTGAACTTGGCGGTTCGGATGATATTAAAAATGTTTGGCCTCAGCCGAAGGCTGCTGCGGCAAAGAAAGATCAATTAGAGAATCGTTTTCATAAATTAGTCTGCACTGGAGAGCTTTCACTGCACGATGCCAGAGAGCAGATCGTAAACGATTGGATTGGTGCGTACGAGAGATATATTTTCAAATATACTCCTCCAGTTAATAAATAGAGTCAGATGGGTATCTCTCTCACGAATGGCATAGAAGTCAGCGATCCTGGTAATAGATTTTATGAAGATTTCATTCGCGAAAAGAATATTAAACCTCATCCAATACAAGAGCAACTATTACAGTTGCCTGATCAAATATTTGAGGCATTGTATGGTGGTGCGGCTTATGGGGGGAAGAGTTGGATTCTTACTCTTTTACCTCTCTTTAGAGGATTCTATAAATTTAGAGGATACAAAGGTATTATATTTCGACGCAAGTTCCCTGACCTGGAAAAAGAAATCATACGGTTATCTAAAGAGTATTATCCTAAAACAGGGGCTAAATACAATGAGCAGAAGCACAGTTGGGAGTGGTTAGAGTTTAATTCTTATCAGGACTTCGGCCACGTCCAACATGACTCAGATATAAGTCAATATGACTCTTCGCAATATAATTATTGTGCCTTTGATGAACTGACACATTTTAGTGCTCATCCATATCATTACATGGTTGGCTCTCGTGTTAGACCTTCTAGTTCTTTCAATATCGCTTTTGTTAGGAATGGGTCAAATCCTGGAGGTATTGGACAGACATTCGTTTATAACAGGTTTGTTAGACCGTATGAAGATGGATATAAAGTTATTAAGGATGTTAACACTGGACTCTATAGGATATTCATTCCTGCGAAAGCAGAAGATAATCCATATGGAATGGAATACGATCCGCTCTATGTTAAGAAACTCGAAATTCTCAAACAAGTAAGTGAAGCCGAATATAAAGCTAAACGGTGGGGAGATTGGCACGCTTACAAGGGAAGTGTCTTCACCTCTTTTAGACCGATGCGATTTCCTGGTGAACCAGATAATGCATTGCATGTTATACCACGCTTTCAAATCCCAGAATGGTGGCCGCGAATATTGTCAATTGACTGGGGAAAGCGAGCAATGTGCTATGCGATGTGGGGAGCCGTTAGTCCAGGTCATAAGGTTTATATATACAGAGAACGAGCTTGGTATGGAAGAGATATTCCATATTGGGCCAGTGAAATAAGAGAGATTCATAACGAAAATAACGAGTTGCTTTCTTATACAGTACTCTGCGGAAGTGCTTGGCAAGCTAGAGGTGGTGAATTGATTTGTGACGAGTTCCAGAAATATAGTGATCTTGTGCCATCAAACAGTGAAAATACTCCCGGTAGCAGAGTTGCAGGAATACAGCTCATACACGACTTCTTGAGATGGGAAAAGAAGGTTAGTTTAAAGTCGAAGAATGAATTCTACGATATGCAACTCGCACAGGAAATATACCGGAAACATGGCCCGGAAGCATTAGAAAGTTATAAGAAGCAATTCTATGATGAGCCGGAAGAGGAGAATTTGCCAATTCTACAGATATTCGACAACTGTAAAGTTTTAATCGATACGATTCCAATGGCGATTTATGATGATGTGAAAATAGAGGATATTGCTGAGTTCGAGGGCGATGACCCATTGGATTGTTTTAGGTATTTCTGCAAAGCCGCAAAGAGGTTTATCGCTGGTGAAATCGGCGGTTTGGACGTTGCGGCTAAGAAACAAGAGATAGTTGAGAGATTAAATGTAACTGGTGATATGACAGCATTTTACCGTCAACTCGAATTCATCGAAGCTCAAAATAGAGCTTCTATTTCAGACTGTTTGCCGGTGTCTCGTCGCTCAAGATTCGCTCGAAGGATGCACTAATGTTTCGATTCATCTCTTTTCTCCTTCACCGAGAGTGGGAACCCTGCAAGTCCTGTGAAAACTTGAAACAGCAGCTTGAATTTGAACGCTCAGAAAAGAGACTCTTAATTGACACATTAGTTTCTATTGTGAAGCCTAAAGAAGTTGAAGCAGCCGCACCCATCGAGATTAATCAAATTCAGCAATCATCAGCATTATTCTCTCGCCGCCGTCAGGCGTTAGAAGAAAGAGATAGACAGGAAGCAAAGATTT